GCGGCATTCGTCCTTGTGAGGTGCCACGGACTTTTCTCGGTTACGGTTGCGACCCGTTTACCTATGTCGTCTGTATTCGACATGCCCCAGCGGATCTTGGACAAGATCAGCGCGAATCCGCGCCGGTGGGTTTAGATGAAAAACCTGTGAAAGATGGCTGCGACCAAGATCCCAGCCACCCAAAGAAAAAGCAGAACAGACAACAGCCTAGAAAACAGTCTCATTCATACCTCTTGGGTTCATGGTAAAGGGGCCAAGTGACAAAGCATCCGGCACAGAAGAGGGTCCAGATAAGTGCGACTACCCAGTAATTCATTGGTTCACCTTGGCCCGAAGGCGGATTGGTTGGGTATAGCGGTTGACAATCTTGAAGGCAAGTTGCGGGTCTTCGTTCTCCCCGCAACACTCAGATCGTCCACAGGACGGGCAGTATTCCTCGTATTCGTCAGGCTCCGGCCCCCAGTAATTCTCAAACCCGCAGCCCCGATGGGTGCAAACGCTTTCGAGTTCCCCCCAAACCGGGCCGCAGTATTCGCAGATAAGCGGGGCGACAGCCCCAAAGGTGCCTTCCTCTATATCAGAGCGGCATCCTTCTTGTGTGTAGCGGAAGGAACAGTTATTCATCCTCCACTTGCCTACCATCCTGTAAAACTTGGGGCGCGTGATCTCCGCCCAGTAAGCCTTTTGCTCTAGTTTGGTGAGGTTCTGGTAGCTGAACCCCGATCTCACCTTCTCAACAAGTTCTGGACCATTCATCGTAAACCCCTAAAACGGTTCTTCACAAGACTTCATCCATTCAGACCGAATCAAGTCCGTGGTGGTAAGCTCCCAATCCTGCATGAGTTCATCAGGGCTGGGAGAGAATACCTTGAGCCGCCCTTCGTACCCATCCTTGATCCAGAAAAGGTCTCTTGAGACGACCAGGGCCTCCCCTACCCCTACCCTTGGTGAGTGCATGGGCCTACACAGAATACCTAATTCTAGGGCCTGGGCGATGACGCTGGGCGCACTCCCCTCTGTCGGTTTCATACGGCGACTCCCTTCTTGAGTTGATCGGCCTCGTAGATGACCTTCAAGGCGTCAACTTCTGATGGATCTCCGTCTGGGAGGGGATTAACGATCCCAGGCTGAACAAAATCAATAGATTCTCCCAGATCCCGGTAAAAGTTGAGAAGCATCGGCAGGGAGTTGAAAAAGATGTTAGAGTGTTGGCCGGACCCAACGTGGAAGCCGAGCTGGACAGTGTAAGCATTCGCGTCGATCCGGTACTCAAGACCGGGGTTGACTGGGCCTTTGAACGAGGCGGAACTGAGGGGCCTGCTCTCGATTTTCATTGTGTCTCCTTTGGGCATCGTGCCCGGTTAGATTGTGGGTCCGGCGTAAACCGGAAGCAAGGGGAAATACTAAAAGGGATTGTTTTTCTTGTGGCCGTGGTAGCCGGTGGGTCGGCCAGTCCTGCGCCTTTCGTTTTTGCGTGCTCTCTTGGCAATTTTCAGGCATCCCGAGCAGGTTGTCTTTTTGCAGGTCGGCCCCCTGAATACAGTTACCCCGCAACGGTCGCAAGTAGTCTCGACCTCCTTAATGTACCGCCGGGGATTTTTAAGAATCATACACTCCAAACACAGAGTTTGACGGGTGTGATGGGGCTCTCGAACGAATGTTTTCCCGCAACTACAAACGCAATCCACAGCCGGAATAGAGTCCAGATATTGCCCCGCCAGGGCCTTAACTGCGGCACATTTCTCCCTCCGTGCGGTTGATGATGCTTGGGACCGGCTTGAGCCGTCCTGGTAATTCAGGATAGGAGAGCTGCCATCGTCCCACCTTTTGCGTTGTGCTACCGCTATCCTGCGCTTAACTGCCAGTGGAACCAACCCATAAGACCACGGGATACCATAGAACTCACGGTAAGAATCTGGCGTTTCCCCGTGAACCCTAACGAGGTGGGTTGCTAGCGCCTTCATCTTTTTGCCGCAGCGGAGACAGACAATCAATTCCCCGCCCAGGTAGGCCCGCACGTCCTCAACTGTATTGAATTTGTCGAGAATCGGATAATTCCCGAGGTTTTCTTTAGACTTCTCCTTCCGCTTGGGTGCCTTTTGGGTGGTTGCGCCCTTGTTTGGGCGGCGCGTCATGCGTGGCATAGAATCCTCCATAACTGTTTGATGGTTTTTTATCCCGCACACGGGAAATCTTCGCAGGCGATCCAGTACCGCCTAGAGTTAGCCAGGACAGCGAAGCACCTGTCGCAGAGGTTGGGGTCTTCGGACTTGGGAAGCCCAACCGGAACCTGGCAAGGGGCGTCCCCGCATTGCTGGCAGCCTCCATTCCGCATAGGGCCGAGTTTCTTCCAGCCAATCCGCGCCTTCGGGAGTTTCTTCTGAACCTTGGGGCGTCCGGCGCTGTTGGGATGGATGATTCCAGCGGCTAGAAGGTGGTCATAGGCCATCCGATCTACATTCGAGACGATTCGGCATGGTTCACAAACCAACATGGTGTCTCCTGTGCGCGTCATCAGCAAAAGATGTAATGGGCTTTAAGATTGGGGATAGCCCCCCATCCTGGAGCGTGGCCATGATACGGGCGGCCCCCACTGGGTTGGCAGAGTGGACCACAATAGACACAGGCTTCCACTCCTGGGAGCAAAGGACGCGTGCCACATCGTTCCCGGTGATCTCTCGGGGATAAGGGTCGTGAACAAATGTGTTTAGATCGTGGTCAAGAAACACGGAATCGAATGGGCCGGAGTCAACAATAGCGTCTATTGCGTCCAATGCAGAATTAGCCCAAACAGCGGTTGGCGGAATGATGCCCCAGTCCATCATTTTGTCGAACCGCCATTTCTCGTCGTCAACAAACAGGACTTTCATAATCCCCTCCCTATGCCCTCAAGATCCCGATTCGCGTTGCATTTTGCAACTTGGCTACCTCGCCCCTCAATTCTAGGCGATGGATGCAGTCTTCGGCCCGCGCCTTCTCATTGGCGTAGTCAAGCATGGCCTGGAGCCTTTCAGTGTCGATCCGCTGGGGCTTCATTGCCGCACCCGGTCAATAGACAGGCGGGATGTTTCTCCGTCTTGTTCGATGAAGATATAGCCCGATTCTGCCCAGACTTTGGCGTCAGTCATGGCGCCTTCAAGCATTTCACGGATCGTTTCGAGGTTTAACATGGTTTTCTCCTGTTGGGCGTTGTGCCCGGTTAGGTCGTTAGAGCGAGTGGTTCTCGGCTTCGAGCCGAGTGAGGAAAAAATGGATACCTCCGGCGCATTCTTCCCAGCGGTCCTCGTCCCACCTGTCGCAGACGACACGGGTACCGGGCCTGTATTCCGTCTTTTCGTCGTGAACGCTGACGCCAACCTCGGCCCCAAAGACTCCGATGATATCGGCGTATTCTGCCCTGCATTTCCGGGAAGCCCCGTGAGACCGCTTGGCTTCTGCGGGGATCAGGAGTTTCACGATCACGCCGGACCTGCACTTTTTCCAGCCTATGACCGCGCCTTCTGCCAAGTGCGACGCCTGTGCAAGCGCCAATTCAGCACCCACGGCTCCGCTCAGGTTGGCATAGCGTAGAGTGGCACCGCGCAGGTCAGCATCGGTGAGGTCGGCACCGCTGAGGTTGGCTTCAGTGAGGTTGGCCCCGCTGAGGTCGGCGTGCCTCATGGCGGCCCCGTTGAGGTTGGCCCCGGTCAGGGTGGCACGCCTCAAGTCGGCGTGCATGAGGTTCGCACCGCTGAGGTTGGCACGGCCCAGGGCGGCGTGGCTCAGTGCGGCACCGCTGAGGTTGGCTTCGGTGAGGTCGGCACCAACGAGGTCGGCGTGCCTCATGTTGGCGTGCCTCGGGTTGGCACCTTTGAGGTTGGCACCACACAAGAAGGCCCCGCTGAGGTTGGCACCGACCATGTTGGCGTCTCCGAGGTTGGCCCCGCTGAGGTCGGCCCCGCTGAGGTTGGCGCGATACAAGAAGGCACCGCTCAGGTCGGCTCCCCGGAGGTCGGCACGGTTCCCGCTGGGGTCCCCTTCAAACCACTTGGAGTGAAGGTCTAACACAGCCTTGAGGTCATTGGTGTTCATTGTTTCTCCCTTGGGCGTTGCGCCCGGTTGATGGGTTGCGTGGATCGTGCCGGGTCTTTCAACCCTTCCTGTGGTGAGTGGTGGTAAGCCAAACGCCTTCGCCGAAGTATTGCCTCCGGCTCAGTGTGACAATAGAACCGGGGAACTTCGACCGGAGCTGCCCAAAAACGCGGGAAGCCTTGCGGCGGCTTGAACACCGGATGATTGCGTTGTAACCTGGTGCGTCGTGTTTATAGGACTGGACAGAATAGAACGGCTTGTTCATGATGTTCCTTTCGTGGCCGGATACCGGCGAGTGAGTGAAACGAGCGAGGCGGAGGACGGGCGCGGGTCAGAAGAGACAAACCTTCAAGGCTTCCAGAGCCTCATAAATGTAAAGCATGATATAGACTAAGCCCGCAATAAGAACAGGCCAAAGGATCAAGCGAGTACGAAGCACAAAACCTCCAGATACCTGCATCAGCAGGGGACAAGGGCCGAAGCCCCTCTCCTTTGCTGATTCAGTAAACACAGATCCCGATGGACGAATAAGCACTGTCGATGGACTGTCCGGGTTCCAGATCATAGTGCTGATAAATATACAGGGCAGCCCCGCGCGGGTCCGTCTGGTGATAGAAGTCGAACCCCGGATGGTCCTGCATCATCTTTCCCAAACGCTGGATGGCCCCAGCTTCGCGGTTCGGGATGGGCCAGCGGGAAACTTCCCAGGTTGGAGCGTGCCCCTGGTGGACGCGGAACGCATTACCGTCATCGTCCACTTCCACCTCCCCGTTGCATTCAGCCTCGTCCCATCGTGAAAGGGTCATGCTGATCCGCCGAAGTGTCTCTGCTTCAGCCTGAGTGAAGCCTACAGCCTCAAGGCGCCGGATCTGTTCGGTCTGTCGGATTGCTTCCTTGCGGTTCATGTTTTCCTCCTGTTAGGCCATCCGGCCTGGTTAAGTAGTTGTGGGATTCGCGCCAAAATCAAATGATGATACTCACAGGATCACCTCAGCATCTTCGTGGATGTGTCCAGTGTTCAGGATGCCGCTGTTGGGCTTGGACATGATCATCTGGTAGCTTTGGATGTTGTCGGAGCAGAGCAGATTAACAGGAAGGCCATAGGTCTCGACATTCTGAGCATGGCTGGTTGTGATGGATCGCTTAACCATCTTTCGCATGTTTCTCTCCCTTTGGGCGTCATGCCTAGTTGAATGGTTGCAAGTCGCGCGGCCAGACTAGACGCGCCTGGTCTCGAACGGTTTACCGTCAAGCCATTCTTCGAGTGACCCATCAAACCATTGGTACTCAAAAGTAGATTCTGCGATAGCCAAGGCGATGCACCCTTCTTCCGTGGCCTCAATCTGACCATGACCGCCTTGGATCTTAACGACGCCACGGCACAGATCGCGGAACCGTGGGGAACGGAACCACTTGCGCCTTGACTTGGCTTCCTTGGGGTCGAAAATACCCTTCCCGCTGTAAGATTTCATTCTAGGCTCCTGAGTTTGTGGCATCAGCCACGGGTTAATGGATGCAAGTCGCGCCGCCAGGATGTCAGTATCTCCAACCTGTATCGAAAGGTTTGATACCAGTCTGGAAGGCATTAACGACCTTCCCGGCGCCGAAGGTATAGGCTGTGGCGCGAGCGGTATAGACCCCGCCTTCTTTCATCGCCTGCCTTACCAGGTCTTCGCATGACTCGACCGGAGCGATATGTTCAGAATAGCCAGTATATCCAGAATACTTCCATGTTCTAAGTAGGATCAAGGTTTCCATGTCAGACTCCTAAGATTGTGGCATCTGCCACAGAATAAAGGATGCAATGTCCGCGCCAAGTCGCGGGACATTTATAACACTGGACATCGTGCCCATATCAGAGCCAAGAACACGATGCGAAAAACAACATGTTGCAGATTGCATGTTGCAGAGTACCTAAGTCTAATGTTTTATTATTCCCCGGCCGGAATACGAATTGAGTCACCTTAGTGGATAGACTGTAAAAAAAGTTAACACTTAACGCATCAAGTCGCGGGGCCTCATATATTCAACAGAGGTGAGAGTATAAGAGAGACACTCAAGGGAGCGTCTTGGGTGTCAAGACTGAATAACCTATCCCATTGAATAATACAATCTCACCTTGGATGATGCAAATTCCCACACTCCACTCCCCCTTACCCGAATAAACACGGATTCACAGTTACAGGAATTCGCATCGCAAGCCGCCCGAAGGTGCTACGGGCCCACCCTCTGCCCCCGCGCTGCTCCTTAATATAATAACGTCGCAGTATGCTAGGTGCTGATGTATACTGCATTCGTATGCTATACGCTACCATAGAACCGCCTAGGCGCTGCATCTGCGGGTCAGGCAGGCGGAGATCCCTCAGCAGGCCCCCCAGGGTGGGACCAGCGGAATCGACGGGGGCGGGGAGAAAGCACCTCGATCAGTACACGGGCCAATTTCTCAAGTGAGTTTACGCCCAACACCATCCAGCGGGATTTATAGTGGAATAAGAAAAATTTACGCTAATAAAATATAATGATGCTCAGGAGGGTTGTCTCCTCTACGCCGGGGGTAAGACTACCTCGTAAGTCTATGTAGAGTATAATAGCGAGTAATATAATAATTATAGCAGTATAAGTGAGTGCGGATGGATGACGGTGGATGGCTTATGTTAATAAGTCACCCTGACGCGGGGGAGAATTGGACTTGGGTTTACGGGTTTCAAGTCTGGAGGAACAGAGAACCGCGCTGGTGTTGCGTTTGCTCTTGTCTGAGATTTGGGGTTCCCGTTCGGGAAGATATGGGGTCTATGGGGAGTGTTCTTGGCCCATCCTTCCCGTTCGGGATTATTCGCTGTTCATGAATCGTGGACAGGGGTGCAGTTTGAACGGTCCCGGAAGTTGACAGGTTTACATAGTTGTGCAAACTTGGGTATGGAGGTAAGTATGGGTTTGAAAATCTCATGTGATGCCGATGGCTGTAAGGAAACCTCTTCAAGCGCAGAGATCCAACAGTGGTCCGCGCTCTTTCTTCCGAAGGGGTGGAAGTTTATCTATGGGAAGGAGAAGGTTGCCAAGATTTATTGCCCAAAACATTCCACAGATACCAAGTAGTTTTGGAGGAAGGTTATGACGCGAGTTCTTTATTGTGATGGCTGTGGTTACGCCGTAGACGGGATGGACTGGAAAAATCCCAGTGGGTGGACGGCCAAGAGGGTTGTTTTTGCAGGCAAACAACAGTGGTTCCATCTTTGTGATGAATGCCAAGAGGGTAGTGGGATGGACTTTGAAGAGGCCGTTCGGCGCAAAGAGAATGAAATTACTTCGTAATGGCGGTTGGTTGACAGGTTTACGGGTTTACGTATAATCCAGGTAGAGGAGTTTTGTATGGTTGATGAGTTCTGGTCTACACATCTTACCTTTGCGGAGGTGGCCCGCAAGTTGGGGTCCACGCGACAAAATATCTACCAGCGGTGCTTGCGTAAATCCATCCCTTGTGACCGGGATGAGAAGGGGCGTCCAGGTGTTCCCCTGGCTTGGGTAGATGAAACGTTGGCGCTGCGATCCCGCGACAAGGAGGAGTGATGATTCTCGATAAGGGGGATAACTTCTACGGGTTTCGTGTCCAGGACGTTCGAGACGGGAACGCAGGCCGGACCATCCTCTTTGTAAAGGGGAACGAGGGTGTTTATGTCACCATGTCCTATGATGACTACTTCACTATGATCGAATCCCCGCATGAGAGAGAGAGAATCCTAGATAACCTAGCTGCTGCGATTTCAACCGCATTCCGCGACAAGTCATCTGGAATCTGGAGTAAACAGTGATTAGGGACTATGGCGAATAAGAAGCCCTATAGATTTAGGGTATCTGCCAAGCAGTTGAAGGAGTCTTACGAACTTCGGCTGGCTGCTCAGTTCGGGGATAGGAAGGCCAAGGAGCGTCTTGAGCTTTACAACCGAAGGATGAAGGAGTTGAGGAAGATGGACTACAAGCAGGAATGGATCGTAGATGGCAAGATCCTCAACCGTCAGAAGATGATGGTTTACATCAATGCGCTTGTAGCGTCCGGGACTTCGCTCCCCGAGCTTTGCGACCAACGCGGTATGCCTACCATGCAGGAGGTCTATTCCTGGTTTGATAACCATCCTGAGTTCTTGCGGGACTATGACCGCGCCGAGGAGATCCGAGCCCATAAACTAGGCGAAAAAGCGCTAGATATTGGGATCAATACAGATCGAGAGAATGTCCAGGCTGATAAGCTCAAGGTGGATGTGCTTCTGCGCGCTGCCGCCAGAGGGAACAAGAGGTTCCAGGACAAACAGATCGTGGAGCAGAGGGATGAATATGCAAGCATGACCCCCGAGCAGATTAGGGAGCGTGTCAGGCGTATGCTTGAGGCTGATCCGGCATTGAGCAGCGTAGCTACTCAAATGCTAGACGCTGCTCCGATTGAGTTACCGGCTCTCCCTGACTCGGAAGAAAAAGGTTCTGTTTAGCCTCGGAAACGGCCAAAGCGATCCGCTTACAGGCGATGTCGAAGTATTTGGGTTCCCGCTCAATGCCGATGAAGGAACGGCCCATTTCAACACAGGCAACACCAGTTGTTCCAGACCCCATAAAGGGGTCTAAGATTGTCCCTGTTGGCTGGGTGAATCGAGTAACAACCATTTTCATAAGGTTTAATGGTTTGGGGCATGTGTGCAGTTTTTCTTCTTTTGACCGCATAAACCCAACCCCACCCCCGCCTGTAATGCGGAGAGTATCCCCCTTTGTCACTCCATTGACATTACCGAAACCTGGGAGGTCTTTCCCGTAACAAAGAATGGGGGTCCACTGGTTGTAACCATATTTCCCAAAGCTACCCGTTGTGTCCCATGTGACGCACGAAACCCATTCTGGTTGGGGGTAAAGCCCGATCTGTGTAGGTCCACAAAGGCAGAAGATATTGTTAGAAATCTCATTGATTAGCGGGAAAACATCCCGTATTAATGAAATAAGGTTTTCTCTTGAGTCATCATAGCCTTCATAGGGGAAACCTAATCCCATAGGGTGGGTCTGTCACAACGGAATCAACTCCCGAGAGTGTAGGCAGGATATCCCGGCAGTCCCCAAGGTAGAGGGTTGCAGGACCTACATGTTCTACTCTCACCGCTTACTCCTTAGCGCCTCAAGCCTATCTAGGAATCGAAGCGCGGCCTCTTTCATCTCTTTCTCAATCCGAAGATCACGATAGAACGGATATTCAAGAACCGGCCGGTTTTTCACCCATTGATACAAAAATTCATCCGACTCCCGAAGAGGAATCTCTGCCCGATCTTTAGGGACGATGCAAACCACGATGTCCCAGTGATCCCCGCCACAGATCATGTTATACCACCGGACTTGGAGTTCGTAATACTTGGGGCATCCTGATCGATAGGTATGCTGTGCCCCCGTCTTGGTGTCAATGCCCCCAAATACTGTCAGAAAGTCGGGGGTTCCTATGAATCTAGGATCTTCTGCTGACTTGGTGAAGGCCCCGTTGATAAGGATTTTCTCGTTCCGTTTGGCATACCAGTCCGCAACCATCGGCTCAAGACGCTGACCGGCCCTAGTCGCGGCATTGCCAGTAAAGGGCTTGCCAACCCCTAATTTGTCGAGGAGAAGAGCGTCCTCTGACTTATAGGGGTTGGCTCCCATAATACAGGCAATATCAGACCCGGAGACACCGAGTTTACGAGACTCAAGCCATTCTTCACAATTCATGTTTAACCATTTTCTCGGCTCTTTTGGTAATTTTTTCAATTAGCATTTCTTTGTAATCTTTTATAACATCTTCAGTGATGTCTTCCTTCATCATTGATAATGGGAACGGGAATGAGTCATCTTGGACTTGATAGGTAGCGGCGGCACCAATTTCTTTCGGCTCTTTACCATCGAAAGTTACGGTGGCGACAATGTGTGTACCATAAGAAAATGAATCAGGGATTTCTTCAACATCTACATGTTTCTTGATGGCAATGTCAAAATTCATTTTCACTCTGCTCCTGGTCTGCGTTCTTCTTCAAGTCGGAGATCAGGTCAGAGTAAAGTTCCTCCGACCCACTATAGGTCTGGTACATGTACTTGCAGGTTTCCCCTTTCGGGGCCTGCATGATAAAACCCTTCCGCCCAGCCCAACCGCACTCAGTCCGAATCCAACGCGCCTTAGCCATCTGTTCTTCTCCAGCCCGGATAGGGCAATACCTAAATTATAGGCTTTTCTGGTAAACGCGCAAGAGAACTTGTGGTTTTTCTTTTATTCATATAAATATGCACAAAGTAACAGTTTTTATTCATTACTGCATATATATATTCACCAGTTGATATCAAGCGCAGTAAGTAGTAATTATATTAGTCGTTTCGTTTATTCAATGCCACTTGATCCTGTGCCCACAATTCTCTTTGTTTTAATACCAACTCGGGTGGGTGACCTGAAGGGCTGGGCAGACTAACCCCTGAGAGGAGCTAGTCCGTCCTCAACTCGGTATGGGTCCTCACCCTCAGAGCCAGACAGCCACCTTCGCAGCTCAAGCGTCCCCCGGTCATGGTGTAAGGACTTGCTGCGCTAACCACACATGACGGCCCCCCATCAGCCAAGGTGGTGACTTGATGGGGTTCTTGTCAAAAGACAAGCAGAAGCGTATATGCCTCTGAATCGGTTTGCACTAAAATCAAACATCCCGGCACATCCTTCTCAAGGGGTCCTGATGCTGACTAATTGGTCTGGGTTAGTTGCTGTCGCCTCAACTTCACACCGTCGCACACACAGTGTATTCCATCTGCGTGGTGTGTCAAGGTAAAAGAATCCCCCCAGAAATTTGACCGCGTTACCGTCAACTCTTGGGGGGATCGTCGTGTAGCGTCCTCTTGCGACGGAGTGACGGGCCGACTTCCTTGTTAGATATAAGGTAGGTCTTTTTTAACGAATGTCAATAGAAAAAGGGGGCGGCACTTTGCCACCCCCCGGCTCTGCCCCTTGAGGCTAGAGGCTTACTTCTTCTTCTTGCCATCCGTATTGGCGGACACCTGGTTGCAGCTACCAGCGGTAGCGGCAGGGGCCAGGAAGCCAAAATTGCCACCAGACTTATCGGTCGAGGGCTTCTGTGCCTGCATTTTCTTGTTACCAGCCATTGAGTTCTCCTTTAGAGAAAAGAATCGTTGTCCCCGAAAGAGAGTATAGGTTGACAGGATGCAATTTGCAACACAATATGTAACTGATGGGAAACGAACTCGAATTGATCCGAGCCCTTACTGCGTTAAAGCAGAAGGAGGAGGAGAATAAACTGGCAGATTTCAAGCCGTATGATTGTCAGTTGAGGTTTGCCAACACAACTGCACTAACATCTGCACTTATAGCTGGGAATCAAATTGGTAAAACGACTCTCGTGTCTTTTATGGTCGCATGCCACTTGACGGGTCTATACCCTGATTGGTGGAAGGGGATTAGAATCCCATTTGCATCCGAGTGGTGGGCAGTTGGTAAGGATGGGGCCAAGGTCCGGGATACAATCCAGCGCAAACTATTCGGGAACATCGGTCGCATGGGAACAGGCATGATCCCTAAGCACCTTATCAATATGGACACGATCATCAAGGGCGGCGTTTCAAAGGCGCTTGATCGTGTGGATGTTAAGCATGTGGATGGAGGTTGGTCGAATGTCCAGTTTCTAGCCTATGACCAGGGCCTTGAAAAGTTTATGAGCAATACACTTAATGGAGGGTGTATCGCAGAGGGCCAGATGGTTCTTATGGGAGACGCAACCTACAAGGAAATACAAAATATTGAGGTTGGGGATACCGTAATATCAATGGATGCCATGTGCAATCTGGTCCCAAGAAAGGTAACTCATGTCTTTGATCAAGGGCTAAGGGAAACGATTAGAGTTGAATTGAAACGAGGTGGTTGGATAGAATGCACCCAGGACCACAATTTGTTTTCCTCCATCAATAAAAAGATTCGGGCCGATGAATCCAAGAGGGTAATCAACTATACCCCTGGTTATGAACAGGCAGACCCCGTTGACCGCGAAAATGCTTGGTATGCCTGGGCTGGGCTTGTTTGTTCGGAAGGGACTGTCTCCAGCAGGAAAGTCACCATAGAGGATGGGCAGGCCATCCAGTCTGCAATTGCGATGCTTGACGAGCCAGCTTATGTCCGTTTCAAGGATATGAGTAAATGGAATCATGTCCCAGATTGGTTCTTAAACTGGAAGGAGTTTTGGGAAGAGTTCCCCAAGGGCCTTTCCCACGAAAGGGAAATACCAGAATGGGTATTCAAGTCTAGCAACTCCAAGGTGGCGCTTTTCCT